AAAAATTTAAATCTATTGCATAAAATGGAGAAAATTCACCACTTTCTAATGCTGTGATTAAGGATGTTGGAATATCTCTAGGCATTAGAGTGCCTCCGAACAAGAAAAGGTTATGCCATAATTACTTAATTCATTGGCACTCCAAGTTAATTCATTGCTATCCATTCGAAATAAACCACGAGCTGATACAAAAGTAACAGTTGTTCCTGTGGTGATTCCGTCTTTCAATGGCGGCTGGATAGTAACATTTCCATTGGTACTATTGTCATTTACAACCATATGCAATCTTGAGCTTGCTCCTGTGCCAAATTGCAAATAACTACCCTTATTAAGTTGTTTACCTGTACCAGTAGTTAAATTCACAACAGTTGCACCTATTGGCTTAGTTGCGGCTACGAGAATTGATGTAGGCGCTGTGGTGGCCATTACAGTTTTTGCATCTGGGTCTCCTAACATGAATGTATTGTATCTACCCTCTAACAGCATAAAGAAAGATTGCCATTGCGCCGCATCAGAGCGTTTCATTGGTGGCAGGGAAAGCGTTGCATACCATTGAGCCTTGGCATACTTCTGAACCTGTGTTTGCCCTGTAAATGGGCTTTCTGAAACCGCTACAACCCTTCTTATACCCCAATCAGATGTGGTAAAGGCTGGGCTTGTAGGCATTGCTATTATTGTCATAAATCACCCGAATGCTTGACCGAATGAACCGCCGCGCCGTTTAGCATCGACTACAGCGTTCATTGTGTCTTGTTTAAATCTAGGCAGTAATGAGATCATTTCAGCCCGTACTGTTTGTGCTACACCAGATTGCACATTGATTGTCTGATTGACAACTGTGCCACCGCCACCCATTGAGTTTTGAGTATTATGTTTATTCATAATTGACCCAGATGAATTTGGAACGAATAGCTCTGGTCCGCGTTCTCCCACTAAATATGGATTGCCACCATTTACAGCACCACCGCCAGCCAATTCACCAGATGATATACCCTTTCCAACATTACCTAATGCCAGCCCTAATGGATTGCTTGAACCACCAAAGAAACCTCCAGCCGCGCTAAATAAACCACCGATCAAAGGCTTTATGACCTGTGCTTTTAATGCATCCGCAATCATTTGCCTGACCATATCCTTGAACAACCTTTTCATGTTACCAAAACTTTCGTTTCCATTCATTACCATATCAGTAAGGCTATCTGAAAATTTATTGGCCGAATCAGCAAAGCTTTTCTCAAGATCAGTAAATTTATCTTTAAGGTCATCAATCACTGGAATAACTATATCCTTAGTAACTCCTAAATTAACTAATGCGCCTTTAAGATTTTCAACTGAACTTTCGGCTTTTTTTGAAGCATCTTCAAGATCAGCCATTGCAAAAGCGCTTTCTGCGAATGCAACTATACCATCAGGGTCATTTGCTTCGCCTTTAATTGCTTTTTTTAGTTTATCAACCGCATCGTTAAGTCCTTTTATGCCTTCATCTCTGAGCTTACCAGCTTCAGTTCTAGCATTTGCAAAAGAATGTTCCATTGCACTTCCTACAGCTTCAAGCTCTATACCTAGACCTAAAGCATTGCCAGCGGCGGTTTGCAAACCAAAAGCCTTATCGGACATAAAGGGGACATTTGCCATAGAAGATGCAACATCTAGTAAAAATTCAGCAAATTTCTGTTGCATTTTACCTACTGCGCCAACAAACCAACCATAAATTTGATCAGAAAAACCCCTGAAAACTATGGAAAAAGAAGTTAAGTCTGTTTTCATCATTTCAAATGCGGCTACAAACACATCTTTAACAAGAGCTAAAGCATCTCCAAAACTACCAACTTTTTCTTTTAATTCTAAAAACTTCATTACTAGCCACGAAACACCAGCAAATATTGCAAGTGGTAATACTGTCTTAGATACAGCTTTTAATACTTTCATAGCAGTTGTTAAGCTTACTATACTTGTTGTAAATATTGCAGTAGCGGCGGCGTTTAAAGCTAGGGCGGTGCGGAAAAGAACAAACCTTGCCATTATAACTATCAACATAGCCTCAACAACTCTTAAATTATCAGCAAGAAAGTTTATAGCTGGCGCTAGTATCTTTCCAATAATATTTGCAACACCACCTAACAATTTCATAGTTGGAACTAATTGATCAGATAGATTTATTAATGCTCCAACTACATTTTTAAAAGCATCCATTAGTCCGTTTTCAGCAAATGCCCTTCTCATTCTAAACATTGCATCTTGGAACATGGATAAAGTACCAGCAGATGTTTTGGCAAAGTCGTCCATTGCCCCATCAGCAGTACCGCCAGTGCCAAAGGTATTCATTAACTTTTGCGATGTTTGCTGTGCAGAGTATGAAACACCAGCCTCAAAACCAGCAAATGCACTAACACCTCTATCTCTAAATTGATCAGCCGCGCCAATACCAGCCGACATTGCTCTTTGAACATTCGCCGCCGCTTCATTAAATGGTATTCCAAATTGAGCCGCGATATTACCTGTGACTTGTAATAACCCTGCTAATTCTTCTGCATCACCTGAAGCCGCCGCCAAAGAGCCAGCGCCCTTTTGTATTGCATCCAAGCTAAATGGAACTCTCGATGCAAACTTTGTCATTTCATCAAAAGCCTTACCGCCCTCTTCAGTAGTTCCTAAAAGAGCATTCATTTGAACTCTTAGGGTTTCAACAGCCATACCAGTTTGTATAGATGATTTTGCAAATGCACCCATTACAGCAACACTTGCAACTTTAGCAATCACGCTACCAGCTTTCCTAAAAGCCGACTCCATTCGCTTGCCAGTTTTTTCAGTCTGCTTTGCAACTTTATTTAAATCGCGCTTTAAGTCGCGCATATCGGCTTCAATTCGAACCAATAGTGTATCAACTGGAGTAGCCATTAGTCAGGAAACCTTTCCATCAAATCTTCAAGTTCATCCCTTGGCATGGCGGACGGCTCTCCACTGGAATTGAACTCTATAAATCCATCAACTGATAGTAAAAATTCTTGTAAACTCATTTCCCAAAAATCTCTCGGTTGCATTTGCATTTTTCCAAGAGCAAGTTTTATCCAATCATTCCAAGGAATTTCCTCTAAAGGTTGGCCGCCCTTTCCTCGTTTCCCTCATCACCATCATCCCCAGTTATTATAAAGGTAATAACTTGAGCTATAGTCATCATTGTGTCAGTAATTCCATTATTCCAAACCAGCTCTTGCACTTGTTTGTCTTTAATATCTTTTCCGCTTGATCTTAATACTGGTAATAAAAAGGCTACCATCTGCAATGCAGTCAAATCACCATCTTGCATTGTATTAGCAATTTTTATCACACTTTTATTCATAGCGGTTTCAATCCGCATCATCACGTCCATTGTCACTTTGCAATGAAACTCTTGATTTGATAGGCTTATTGTTAATTCGCCCCTTTTTGGGTTTGTCATTCTTGACCTCCGTTGATTTAATTGTAAGCGTTTCGCCCCTACCATGTAGATCAGATACTTCTTCTGCTACATATGTCACCCCATCGGACTTGAAGCTGTCACCAACCTCAAGACCTGATGCATAAGGTGCGGAGAAAAACATATTTTGACGATGGCTAGAATAATTAACACCATCTATTTCGATAACTGTATCAACCCAAGCCATTGTCTATTCCTTATACTGTTGCGAATACACTTGCCCCAGAACTCTCTAAAGAGACTGAATAAGTTACTTCGCCATTAAATTCACCAGCATATTCTAATGAAGTTACAACAAACTTACCTGTATATGTTCCAAAGTTAGGAATAATTACTTGGAAGTTTGGTATATCAGCTCCACCAAATGCTGTTCTAAGCGTTGCCTCAGAAGCCGCGTCTGTAAAAACACCTGACCCTGATATTGAAACGCTTTCGACACCGCCATCAGCAAGCATCGTGCGTATATTTGCACTGTCTTTATTTGTAATATCAACAGTTTCTTGGTTCATGCTGATTGATGTTGAGCGCAAACCTCCAACTGTTGTGTATGTATCAGAAGCCGCCGCCGCCGTAGCATCTGCGCCAATTTTTAGTAGTAGGGCTGAACCTTTTTGAGCCGCCATGTTTATTCTCCTTAGTTGTCAAACACTACAGCGCGAAATCTCATAACCCCATGCCGTGTAATTCCGTCATTTTCCGCTAGCGTTGTTGAAAACTCCTGTCTAACATTCACTAGCGATGCACCTGTTACACTTATAGCAGTATTATGAAGTAAATCATAGACCGATTTCATAATCGTCTTAATTTCACGTCTACCCCTGTATTGTGACCATACGTGTATAGTCAGGGTATGCTCTACTGCGTCGAGTGTTTTTGTCCCATCATTTACAGCGGTTTCTTCACCGATCTGCACATAAGGGTAATTCGTATCCTGTGGAATATCATCATAAACTGATATGTTTGCACCTGACAAACCATCAACATTCCCATTTAACTTTGTAAATATTGCTTTTTGCAATTCCCAAGAATGTAATGACATTATGTAGCCCTCGCTTTTAATTTAGCAAACATAGCTTTTATTTTCTTTCGTTTACTCTCTAAAGCTGGCTGTAAAAAGGGACGCTCAGTCATTTTACTTGTTCCAAACTCTAAATACTTACTATATGCGGCGCGGCTTTCAATGGAACATCCCATTTTATCCGCATCAACTTTAAGGTATATATTGCTTGCTAAATAACCAGTGTCTGAATTTGGCGTTTTATTGGCCGCTGATGCTGTATGTATTCTTTTAGGGTTATATTTTTGATATGTAATACCACTTGACCCATGAGATTGTACTGACTGCTTTGCCTCATTCATTACAATTTGACCGCCCAAAGCTATTACTTTTTGCAATTGCTTTTGATAAATCTTTTCTACTTTATGTGTATTGTTAATTCTTCTAGTGCTGGTTCTTATACTCATGTTGGAACTCCCTCCTCACAAGTAAGCTCCATGTATTTAAACTTATTATCAACATTTATTATGCCTTTAATAGCAAAAGTTCTTGTAGCTCTTATACCATTCCTAGAATAAGTCTGATGAATTCTGTTTTTTGTTGTGAAATCGCTTCTATATCTTATCCTTATCAGGTGCGTTACCACTTCTCTTTGCTGATTATCTTCACCAAATTCATTTTTTCTAGCTGTCTTAGGGGTTATTTGTGCAAATACACTGGCAACTTTAGACCAAGACAAAGAGCCACCGCCACCACCATCAGATGTTGATGTATACTTTTGTATCTCTACTCTTGACCGCATTGCGCCTATAGACATTAACCAATTCCTGACCTGATCATTTTATTATATGGTGTAGCTCCGAACCTTGTAACCTTATAAGGATTTATTAAAGTTGGAATAATTGGGGATAATGAAATTTTTCTGCCCTCATCATCGCCTCTATGCTCATACATAAATGACATATACTGCATCATAGCCATTCTGATAGGCTCTGGAACGCTATTAGGTGTTGCTCCATAACCAGCTACAAAAGTTACCTTAATGCCATTGGAAGCTCTTATATCGCTTGGGAATGTTCCATTGTCTCTCAAGATAATTTTACCTACATCCCCATATATATCCACATAATAGTTCGAAGCATTCCAAGTATGTTCAGTGTTATCATCTTTATAATACTTAACATTTGTTACGCTAACCACTGGGGCTTTTGCTATTTCTATCTCTGAAATATTTTTAATTAAAGAAGGACCTGTTTTCATTCCCTCCCAATAAGGTTCAGGGGTGCTGTCAACATATCCATCTAAATGCTGTGCAAATGTTGTATTAATTAAAGCTCTGCCCGTGTAATTTTCAGCCCAAATTCTGGATGCAGTAATATAAGAACGTACTTGGCTATCATCTATATCATCATCCAACCTAAGTTGCTCACGCGCTTCCACACGGCTTATAGGCTCAATGCTTGGCCCAGTTACTATTTCTAAACCTGACATTTACCAAAACCTCTCATTTTATTTCTTTGCTTTGCTTGGGCTACTAACTTTTTTAGTTTCCGTCGGCCCTGCGTTACCGCCTATTTCATGAGCCATACCCATGTCTATGAAGCCTTTAAAAATTTCGTCTTGCCACTTACCTTGTGACTTATACTCTTTACCAATTTCATAAGTTGTCGTTTCAGCGCCATCTTCTCTGGTAATTCCAATTGATGATTTAATCATAGTAATTTTCATCTGGGTACTCCCTTATTGAAAGTAGGGGGGCGCTAACCCCCCGACCATTTTTATGATGTAGAGTGCTTTAGAACGCGCATTGCTTCTGCCATTACAACTTCACCACCAACACGGCGACGAGCGATATAACGAACGTTTCCTGTTGAAGCTTGTGAATATGGGTCACGCAATACTGATAGTGCTATACGATCAACAATCATATATCCGCGACGGAAATCGCCGTAATATACTGATTTTGCACCAGATGCCGCATCAGCAACGTCTGTACACTCTAGGTATGGTGAACCTAAGATTGTGTTTGGCAAGCCAGACTGACCAGAGAAACCAGTTTGGAAGATGTACTGACCAGCAGTATCTTTCAACTTACGAATTACACCAAGTGTATTACGATTTAGCAAGAATGTAGCATTACGTGCATAGTCTGTTTTCAAGCCATGAACCAAATCCATTAGGTTATCTGTAGAAATAGCCGCTGAAGCCGCACCAGTTGCTGTATGAGCTACTGTATTTCCGTTTGATATACCTGTTGGTTTGTTTGTGCCATTACCAGAAATGAACGCCGCGCCTTCAGCTTTTGCAAACTGTTCAGCGAATTCAATGTTCATTTCAGCTTCTAGGTCAAACACGCTATCTTCAAGCAACTGTGATGAAATGTCTACTAAAGCGTACATTTCGTGCGTTGGGATAGTGTTCAAAGAAGTTGTGTAACCAGTTGTCTCTGCACGAGTACCAGTTTCAGCAGTCCAAGCCGCCGCAAATGATGCAGTTTTGCTTGGTACTTCAATTTCTTTATTTGAAGTTTGACGAATACGAGCAACAGAACGTACTGGGGAAATCTCAGTGATCACCTTCAATAGCTCTTCAACATATTCAGCAGGGGCTAAGTTACCAGCAGTTGCCGCTGTACCCACAGTTAAAGCTTTAAGCTCCATTGGGTCCATTTGGCTTTCGCCTTTACGCATGAAATTATCCCATGCCTTCATTGAAAGGTCTACTTCTTTTGCTTCCATCAAATTAGCTGGACGCTTTAAAAGAGTTTCGATTTCATTCAACTTAGCTTCAAAGCCTTCAGCATGTTTTTGCTGTTGCACAAGCTTCTGGTTAACATTTTCAAAGCGATCAAGATCACCTTCGATTTTTGCTAACTTTTCTTCAGTTAAAGGATCAGCAGAACCTTTAGCTTCGATTTCCGCAAGACGCTGATCATTGGCTGATTTGAATTCTTCAAATGCCGTTGCCATAGCGTCCACGGCTGTTTTGACTTCTTCTGTCATTTTATATTCCTTCCGTGATTAGGATTTAAGGATGTTAGTAAAGCGGTCTAACGCTTCGAGAACTTTAGGCTGTTCCTCTTTCACAGCATCCCGCTGTTCTAGTGCCTTGGTAACGGCTGATGCCGCCGCCTTTGCCTCATTCCGTGAAAGGTTTCCTACATCCCGTAGAACTTCCTCCCACTCCCGAATGGTGCGATCTGTGCCTTTAACCGCCTGAACCCGTGCGCGTGGGTTCATTGGGAAAGTGACAGCAGAAATTTCCATCAAATCGACGGATTTCAAATAACGGCGTTTGCCCTTATCATCATATTCAATACTTTTTGGGTCAACCTTGTAGCCTATAGAAAGCCCGTCTAGCGCACCCATCTTCATTAGCTCATAAACTTCACGGCCACGCTGTGTACCCATTGCCAAGCGCCCTTTGACCTTCAAACCACGTTTATCTTCAATGATTTCGTCAAATACGCCAATTGGCTCATCTTGTTTGTGTTGGTAGAGAAGTTTTACGGCTTTAGCGCCTTTTCTTCCAATTGATTTAGCGAATGCACCTTCGACAACAATGTCATTACCAAGGTCTTTGTTACCAAATACAGAACCATAACCAGAGAAAACGCCTTGAGCCTCCTCATCCTTATCCGTCTTGTATTCAAACGCTACATCTATTTGTTCACTTTTGATTTCATGATCTTCAACTTGGTGATCAAGATCAACACCGACCTCATCTGTCATTTTTTTGCCCTCGTCA